GCTTTTTAACAGCTCCAGCGTGGCTTGAATGGCCCCCAGCTTTTTACTGCCGGCAGCTTCTACAAAACGCGGTTTGGTCAGTTGGCCTATCAGGTTGGTAAAACTTTTACCCTCGCCCTTAATGTGCTCAGCGTCGCTTTTGACAAACACGCGGGCACTCTCAAATAGCGGTGTTGCTTCACGCAACACTGCTGCGGGGTAATTGGTATTGTTGTAAGAGATACCGGCTTCAATCACGGTAATTAAGAACTTGCTGCCAGCGCCTTTCTCGACACTTTCAATAAAGATACTGTCGCTACCCCAGGCTTCAGTTAACTGGGTAACACCGGCAGGCACAAAATCACGGACAACCTCAACCGCATCGCCAAAACCCACGGTGTTATCATCGCTAATGGTATAGGGATAAGCTAAGTGCCGGGCTACCTGGCGAATCACTACCCGATCAGCAAAAATAGCGGTGATATCTACCCAGTCGCGCCCCAGGTGTTTTGCCAGGGCGGCAGTAACGTGCATTATCACATCACCAAATTCACCGGCCTTGGCTTCACGCAATGCCTGGTAGCCTTTGTAACCCAGCGCCTGGCTGAGTAGCGTAAGCTTCATTACGCCACCCGCCCTGTCAGCTTCTGGCCGTCAATAGTTACAACGGTAACCACGTCATCACGTAAGGCAAAATCCAGCACTTCATCAGCACTTACTGCCACATCAACGGTTTTGGTTTTTACCGTGCCGTCTTTTTCAAAAACCGGCTTTTTGGTTTTCGCATCGGTAACCACTTCAACAGTGGTGCGCTTAACGGCCTTTGCTGCATCAGCTCTGCTAAAGGCTGGCGCACTGTCGGCGGCTGAATTGTTTTCAGTACCAGGGGTATTTTCAGACATGGGTCACTCCGCTTGTTGTTTTGTGTAACGAACAAGCGAAGTGTGGCGGGTATAGCGTTTAGCTTAAATTAAAGGGTTTTAGGAAATTACCTGGCTATAAACCAGTAACTAAGGCTGCAGCGCCAATCAAGTAAGGACTATACAAGTACAACATACTAGGTGAATGGATTACTTCTTCGAACCAGTGGCGGAACATACATCTGATAAGCCTAAAATAATCGTGCTTACTTTTAAGCCAAAGTACCGAAATGTTTGCTTCAATATCAGGATAAGGGTTCCCATTTTTGAAAGTGGAATAGACAATAGTACTGTTGAATACCAACTTTCGCTTGAACGAGTGCGACACTGATGTCCCTTCTTCTTTAGTATCTATAAAACTATAATCAACCCCATCAGGAGCTAAATCATAAATCAGGCCAGATATTTGGTCAGAGTGCTCACAGTAATGGCTCATTAAATCATCATGCAAAAATTTAGAAGTCCACTTACGGTATGTTTCATCATGATACTTATATGCATGATTAAAATAACGAAGCAACAAGAACACGACACCAACAGCCATCAATAGCTTTAATCGCTCTGGCGTTTCAAACGTCATTTCAAAAATGAGCCCATTTACCTTTTCTAATTTTGCGTTTGCCACATTTAGAGCCAGCAGCACCAGTGAAGCGATAAGGAGGTTCCGCCTCGAATGTTCAAGTTGCTTATCATCTTCAATTTTAATTTTGTTCGTTGCATCCGACATCAACAATTCCTTTTCATTAGTCAACAAACCCACTTTGGAAAACGGTTTATTTGTCCCATTTATCCAAATGTGGTACCTGAATACAGCCGCAGTTAATCACCTCATCCAGTGGTGCTGTTGGGTCATGCGGGAACATCATCAATATACCACCAATATTAAAGGGTTGGTCAACCGGTTGTATCTGGCCATGTGCAGCTGCATGGCTGGCTCGTGGGTCTTTACGGTTACTGCGCCGCCATTTTTTCTTCAATCCTGGTACCGCTTTTTGTGCCTGGGTCATACGTTCCTGGTTGGCGGTAGAATATAACCGGCCAAGCTCAGTGTTAACTATGGTCCTGGCCCGGCTGGCGGCATTACCCTCTAAATGCTTAGCTATGGCAGCTCGGGCTTTGTAGGGGTCATTTACGCCGACTACGACTAAGCCAAGCTGCTCTTTAATTTTCTGCGCTGCAACAATATTGATATCCGATACCCGATCAACCATAAACGACTTTATCGCCTCCAGCTGTTGCACGTTAACAGCCTGCACCCGGCCTGCCAGGTTAATGCCACCGGCGTTTAACGGCGCATCCACTAAATCTATACCTGCCTGCCAGGCCGCGTTAGCACCGTCCCGTACTTTAACGGCAGCATCCGCGCCAATGTCTAGCAAGGTGCGTTCTATGTTCATTTGTACCTGCTGAATATGCCACGTCTGGTATTCTGTTGGCAGTTGCGCCAGCTGCGCATCTAAAGCCATAAGGGCCTTTTCTAGCAGGGTAATAATGTCGTCGTACAAGTGCACCTGCAGTTGTTGCCGGCGTTTTAACTGTGCCCGTAACTCGGCGTTAAATGCTTTTCGGCGTTCGCTGGGAGTCATGCGGCATCCTGTTCGATGTCATCTGTTTTTACACCAGGGAACACGTCACGCTTAACCTGTTCTTTTTTCTTTTCGTCAAATGCCTTTTTAGCATTGGCAAGTTCATCAGTTGCATCAAATGCCACGCCCAGCTGGCCACTAATGCTGGCAACAATTTTAAGCGCCGTTTCTTCGGTCATTAGCCCTTCGTTAATAATAATAACCAACGAACCTACCACCTGAGCCATTGCAGTAGCAAAGCGGCTAGTGTCTTTGGCGGTAAGCTCAGGAAATTCAACATCAGACCAATACACATTGCCGTTAAGTTCGGGCTCCCCTCTGCCGCTGGCCAACTCAAACTGGCGCAATGCATAGGTGGCGATGGTAACCAGCATGTTTTTAATTTTACGTTGGCGAAGCGTTAGTATCTTCAGCGTGGGCTCGCCCATGCTTTCGCCATTGGCTCGGTTAACATCGGTACCATCTGCAAACCAATGCGGCGACATGGTAGCACCGGCCAAAATATGGTTTTTAAACAGCTTACCTATTACTTCAGTATCACCACTGTTTAGCGTTGGGCTTTGCGCCTCCCACTTTTCACGGTCATTGTGCACATTAACCGAATTGGGCCCAGGCGGAGTAATTTCAGCAGCGCGCCGGTTTACTTCGGCCTGGTCGGCCCCCGTTAACGTTACATCCCACACAAAGGCTCGCAGTGCCTGGGCGCGCTCACCCTCGCCAAATAAAAACTCGTCGTATAAATCCAGGTAATCTGCCTGAGCAGTTAAATCACCATGGCCACGGCCCATGTTGCAAAACGCGTTAATGTTGAAGTAAAACAAATCACCATCGCTAAATTGCGCCCGTATTGCCTGGGTTCGTTGAGTAAATACGTCCTCGGGGCCATTTATAATAACTCGGTAGCGTTGGTAACGGCCTTTGGTGTCACGGTGCGTTACTACGCCAATGGGTTGTTCCGGGTTGTCGGGATCAAAAATCACATCCTGCACGCGGGCGGGGTCTAAATAACCCAAGCGGACGTGGCCAGTGTGTTCATTCACAAAGGCCGGATAAAACTGCTCGCCAAACAACGCCAGTTCACGCACCTTTTTCTCGAGCTTGTTTTCCATATCATTAATCGGGTCTTTCCAAAACTTATCCAGCACCGCCTGGTAGTCAGGCTCGGCATTAGTTAGCTTTACCCCTTCGGCTAGCAAGTACGCCACCGGCAGTTCTATCAGCCGGTTGGCAATCAGGTTACTTTGCCACAGAAACGCCGACACCTTTTGCATACGTTGCCGTTTAACCGGGCCTAAATCGCGGTTGTTGTCGCTGCTTAGTTTTGTCCAGCCGCTGGTGTCATCGGCAATATTGGCACCCGCTGCTTCCACCAGGTGCACAGGCTCCTGCTCAGGGGTGTTTTCACTTTTAAACCACTTACTCCAAAAAGCCACGGTGGCCTCCTCAATGAAATCAGACGTAAAGCATTTACGTTTTGTCAGGCGCGTTTAGCACGCCCTTAGATAAACCAACCCACACAAATTTATGTGCAGGCGCTTAAAATCGCTTACAGCGCGTTTTAGCCAACCCGACGAAATAACCCGCCGACCGTTTGCCGGTAGCGTAGTTTTCCGGGTTTAAACGTTTCGCGAATTGGCTTTGCTGGCACCTGCGCGCCTGCCGCTGGCTCGCCCTCTTCATTAGCTGCAGCCCATACCAACACACCGGCAACCGCAGTATCACCATGGCGCTGTTTACCGTCAGATCCTTTGTCATGCTTGTCGTCCATTTTGGGCTGGCCTTTTATCAAGATCACCCGGCGGTGATCAGCAACTATATCTTCCGATACCGGCAGCAAAATATGGCGGGATTCCAACGCGGCTTTGTACTTGGGGAAATACTCGTTATACCAGGGCAATGACAGCATTACGCACTCAACGCGATGCGAACCGTAACGCTGCAATGCCGCTTCTGCGTGCGACTGGCCATTGCCGCGCGAGTCAAATTTGGCATGAAAGAACAGCGGCACATTATCCAAGATGTAAAACAGGATCAGCTGCTGGCAATCAAACGGAATATTGCGCAGCTCAACAATAAACGGGGTTTGCCAGGCAAAAGGGCCATGTTGTTGCAACAGCCACATTACAGATAAGTCACCAGAGCGCCCAAAGTCTTGGCCTAACACTGTGCGAAGGCCGGGCATATTATCAATCAGCGGTTTTAGGTTGTCTTCACACCACTGCTTAATATCCGCCAGCCGGTTATTATCCTCAACAAAGCTGTCCGGGCGCTCAATACGCAATATCGGAATACCCGCTACAGCACAACGCTCAACTAATATACGGCTGATATAAACACCACCGCCCATTGAAGGTATTACGTCCAGCTCTTCAGCCGCGTTATCACCATAAAACGCATACATCTCATCAGCCCAGGCATCTTCGGCTTCTTGCGTCCATGGTTTACCAGCTTGCTGGCAAATACGTTTGTACAGCCCCTGGCGTAGCGCATCTCTAAAGGTGACGCGGTGCACAGAATACGGCTTTTTGCCAGCCCGGCATTCTTTAATAAGGATATTAAACGGGTTATCTTCGCCATTGTGGGTGCTGATAATCCGCACCTTGCCGCCCCAAATCAGCAGTGCCATAGCGGCTTTAATCAGCCCCTCTAAATCGTCATGGAACGCCGCCTCATCTATAATTACGCAGCCTTGTTTACCCCGTAAGTTGCTGGGTCGAGAGCTAAGTGCGGTAACCCTAAACCCGCTGGCGAAATACACCACGTAAGTGAGAATGTCTTTATCTTCATCTATGAGTATTTCTTCGGTAGCATCACCACAGGCCACGTTATAAGCTTTTGCCCAGGCGGCAACATCGCGGATAAACTCCTTGGCCATATCCTTGTTGTAGCCAATGTACCAAACGTCCATGCCACCAGCGGCTTTCTCAGCACAGGCTATTAGCGCAGCATCTGCTGCTTCGCCCCAACTCATACCAATACGGCGGCTTTTTTCACTAATTTTCACCGGCGCATTGTCATAAATCCAGTCACCTTGGTACGGCAGCAGTAAAGCTGCACTAACGCCCGCTGCAACCGGTGTTTTTTCAGTTTGGATCACAGCCTGGCTCCTGCAATAGCTGCACGGATAAGCTCAACATTCCCGCTTCCCACACCAGCTTTTTTAGCCGCAGTAACTGCAGCTTCAGCCGCTACAGCTTTGGCTTTCATCATGGTGCGCTCTTCAATCTGTTTTTCCAGCACGGCGCTAAAGTTTGCAGTACGCTGCAAGCGTTGAATACTTAGCACCAAGTCGCCGAGTGTCTCAGGGTCTATCGGACTGTCTTCTGTAGCTGCTGCCATGGCATGCGCGGTGGTTTTAAACATGGCGCTCATTAGCATCGACTGCAGTAGCACGCCTTGCTCACCCAGGTTCTCCAGGTTCAACTGGTTAGCCAGCCCTTTGGCATACTCCTGGCTGCGGCGCATATCGGCTGCCACTTCTTCCATCTTTTTGGCCTCACGCCATACCAGGTTTTTAGATATGCGTTCAACCTCGGTATCACCGCTGTACTGCTCCAGCTCAACATTTACCATGTCGGCTATTTGCTGGCTGGTGTAGCGCTTGCTGTCTATCAGCTGATGAAACAGTTTTCTTATTTCATCAGGCAGCAGATCGACTTTTGTGCCCTTAGTCATATCAGGCTCCTGGCCCCGGCCGCTTTACGCCGTCAACCCGCGCTTTGCCGGTAGCAACGTCTACACCGCGCTCGGTAATAATGGCCACAAAAGTGCGCTCACCAATTTTTTGCACCGTTATCAGCCCCTGCTCTTCCAACCATCGCATATGAGTGCGCACGGCATCACGGCTAATGTTATGGCCAAAGGTATACAGCACGTCGTTTAATATTGAATCGTTAGCGCTATAGCCTTGTATTTCGTTTAGGCTGCGCAAAATGACCAAACGCTGATCGGCTTCAAAAAGACTTCGCATTAATCACCACTCCTGCGGTTTAATTTGGCTTCCAACATCAGCGCCAGCGGACGTTCAACACGGGTAATAGTTTCTTCCAGATGTTTGCATTGAGCTTCTAACCTACCCAGTTGCAACTGCGTTTGCGTGAGCAAATCCCGGTTAGGCAAGTTACGGATCAGCTCTTCCTGCTTTTCCATCCGCAGCTTTATTTCATTAAGCTCACGGTCTTTGGCATAAGTTTGCTCAATGGTTTGCACCCGGTTATTAAGCGGCGTTAGTTGCTCCTGGCTGACAAAACTGCGCCGCATTAACACACCGCCAATTGCCATGGCCCCCATAAAAATAAAGCTCAGCACTGGCCACCACTCTAAAAACCAGCTCTTAGGTTCCATTGGCTTGTCTCCGTTGTTCGTTTTCTAAGTAATCAATAAGCCCGTTTAGCTGGGCCTCTATGGCCATGCACCGCGCGCCGTATTCGGTAACATGCTGCAAGATGTCGGCTTGCTTAATGTTGCTGGGCTGCAGTTTGTCGCTTTCAGCTGCAGTGGTTGTGGCGGTGTTGGTCGCACCATCAGTTCGCTGGGTATCACCATTGGCAGAGCTGGCGGGCATGGTGTCACCAATAACTGCTGAGGTTGCTCCGATGGCATTGTTGTACAGCCCAACAAAACCAGTGGTAAAAATGCAAGCAGGCAAAGGCTTAGGCTGGGCAGCCGGCCCAGCACGGTAATGTGTTGTGACATAGTCAATTTCCTTTTCGAGGGTGGCCGCGCGCTGCGCCAGGGCGTTTTTTTCAGCACGTATGGCGGCATTCGCGTTATTGGCAGTAGTTAACTTGAGGGTGAATTCTGCTTCAAGTAAGCGTTGTTGCTCTGCCAGTGCAGCATTTAACGCTATGGCTTGCTTTGCTTCAGCTGCAGCAAAACCTGCTTCATAGCTGGCGGTTTTCATTGCATCAAGCTGTGCCAACGAGATTTTTACGCCGGTGTATGCAACCAGTATTATCGCCAACCCGCCCAGAACATAGGGTGCAAATTGCTTAAAAGGCATAACACGCCCCAGGTCCCCAGCCGGCTTTCGTATAAATGGGCTGCCAGCGCTTTAAAATCACATCTACGTAGTGGCGGTTCTCGGTAATGCTGGCCGGTGAGCGACCAGCATTAAATGGCTTAACAGACGAGTACACCAGCCCATCAGCCCCCGAAGCCGATGCAAGTGCCTGGTCGCGTTGCACCCAACCAAGGCCACCGTTATACGCAGATAACGTAAAGGCCAACCTGCTACAGCCGTCTGCTGCCTTAATACGTTTGTACAACCAGGCGTTGTACATAACCTGTGCCCGCATCGCCCACGCCGGGTTATATGGCTGGGCAAAAGTTAAATCACGCGGATTAATGCTGGCAAACCATTCGCTGGTTGCTGGCATAAACTGCGCCAGCCCTTCGGCACCCGCAGCAGAGCGGGCATCAATACGCCAATGGCTTTCCTGATGTATCTGTGCGGCAAACACTGACACAGGCGCATCCACGCCCCAAAAAGCATGGGCAGTGCGGGTTAAGGTGCGCTGATATTGCTTAGCCTCAACTGGCACAGCGGCAACTGCAGCATCGGCAAAAATACACAGCACCAGAACAAACAACACGGCCCAAAGTAAACGCTCGCCCCAGCTTGCTTTAGATGATTGATATTTCATGCTATAGCCCTAGCGTTAAGCCAAGCACGCAGGCCAGCACTATTATCGCCCGGCGCAGCATAGCTAAACCACGTGGGATCAGGTCTTCGCCGGTTTCAGCATAGGTGTGCGGCCTGTCATACGGATACAACGTGCGGTCAAGCCAATAGCCCAACACAGCGGCAAGAGACACCAGTGCTACTTTGTATAACACCAGCGGCAGTTGATGCGGGCTAATAAACGCTATAGCGGCAATAAGCGCCAGCGACAGGATAATCCAGGTAAATAAACGGGGTAATTGAAGTATTGGCATAAGCACCTAGCTACAGTAGTAAGTTACTAGCAGCTTAGGTGTTGTGGGGACTAGGCTAAATTAAAGGGTTTTAGGAAACCCAATTCTAGAAATTTTTTAACCTTTAAGGTTGAAAATTTCAATTTAAAACACTATCATCTGGATCGTGCGGTTAAGGATTACTGTACCTATGACAATAAAAAGCAGTATTCGAACGACTGCACAAATGTGTTCCAACTTTAATATGAATAAATCGGAGAAATGGCATGGCACTTACAGAGTTTGGTAAAGAAGTAAGAAAGGCCAGAATTGATACAAATCAAACGTTAATGACAATGGCAGCAGAATTGGAAACCACTCCTGCATTCCTGAGTGCAATGGAAATAGGTAGCAAAAAAATTGCAAAAAAGTGGGTAGATGCAATCTATAAATTTTTTTCCAAAAAAGGGCTAGAGCTGGTCAATTTACAAGAATTAGCGAGTGCAGCTAATGACGTAGTACCAGTGGATGGTTTAACGCATCAGCAAAAAATGCTGGTAGCAGGTTTTGCAAAATCACAATGGAACCCAGAGCAACTAAAGCAGTTCGCTGAATTACTGGAAAAAATTAATATTAAACAAGAAGGAAGCACCGCGAATGTATCAGTTAAGAGGCCAACGCGTAACAGCAATCCCAGATGAAACAATTCAGTCTACTGCTATTGCAGTATGCAGCATACTGGAGTTTAAACATAAAAGAGCTCGGAAAAAGCGATATGATCAGACCTTAGAACAGCTCAGTATCTTTGGAATCACTATCAATCCGGTAGCTGATGAAGAATGGAACGAAGCGACTTACGGTTCAATTTCTGGTCATTACGATCCGCAGACGGTAACAATTAGCATACCTGAATCAATCTATTTTGACGCGTGTGCTGGCGATAGAACAGCATTGTTTGTAGTAATGCACGAAATCGGTCATCTTGTTTTAGGCCATCAACCAGCATTACATTTTTCTAAAACCCCCCCTACTCAAGCAGAAGATGCTGAATGGCAAGCAGACGCCTTTGCTGAACATGCATTAACGTTTTTAGGGTATGGGACAAAACAAATGGCATTTGAATTTTATTGAAAAGCCCTGACGAATCAGGGCTTAGGGGCGGCAGATGTTGACGCATCAGCCGGTGTGTATGGAGGTAACCCAACCGCTACACTTTCGAAATAAGCAGCGTTAGTTTAGCGGTTCTCCGGGCAATTCGCAAATGTTTGTGGGTTTAAGCATTGCGTATAAATACAGGAGAATCCCATGAAGACTGGAACATGTCGTAAATGTGGAAACGCTTGTGAGATAACCTTTGCAGCATATATAAAGGTTGACGGCAAAATCCGCTACCCTAAAAAGGCTAAGGTTTTTGTTATTCCTCATTGCAAATGTCAAAAACGTTAACTAGCGTTAGATGACTTGATCAAAGCAAAAACCGCCAACAAGGCGGTTTTTTATCTAACGCATTACAGCGCTCGGCTAGCTGTAATAATAAGTTACTAGCAGTTTAAAAAAATTGGGAAAAAAGATTTTAGTAAGCAATTACTCTTGCCCACCCTCTACAAGCGAAATAACTTCTATCAGATTTGGCAAAAATTTTTGCCTGGATGGTACATAACGATAATGCACCACTACATTAGCTCTTATACTAGCATGATTAGCTAAACGATTAGGGTCAATACCCTCTGCAAGGGTCAGCTTTACTCTTGTTTTAACGATGTTGGGTATTACACCACTCCAACCGCTTGATTTCTTATCCCTATCAGTAGCTCTAATCTGTAGATCAACATCATTGAGTTCGTCAGTATATTCATCCTGATCCATTGAAAAAGCAGCAGGCGCCTGAGCCACAATCTCAGTGTCCATAGCTGGCATATCAGTACCACCTATATGTAAAGGGCTACCGCCAGGCTCACGAGTTGCTGGCGCAACAATCTTAACAGCACTTTCGGCTAATTTCTTTTTATCCGTACCTGCAATAGCATCGATCATTTGGACAAAATCCTGTGTCGACATCTTGTAAGACTCAGCTCCAATTATGATAATTGGGCTATTTTCAAGATGAATTGTTGGTGCCGGGCTTTGTGTTTCAGTTGAAACAGCGTTAATTGCTAAAACGGCACCTGTAGCTACCAGTGCTGCAACCACGCTTGAAACAACGGCTCCTTTTAACACTGGATAATTACCTCCGGGTAATTTTTGGTATGCATCGACAGCCAAGCTGCGTATTTTCTCAGCTGCTGCCTCCATTTTTTGCTCATCGCCAAAAGTTAATACTAGCAGAAACTTTTGCCACAACGAACCGTCTTCAAAACCTTCAACTAAAGTTTCAACTGTTAGAACTTCGGTGCCTAATATATTACTGTAAGCACTTGCCAAAAAACTCTTAGCTAACGTATCCATACCTTTCAAAGACTCAATAACATCCTTAATGGTAGGCGGTTCGGTTGTACCGTAGTAAATTACATGTTCAAAGGTTAATTCTGCCGACACTCAATATTCCCCATTCATTTTAATATTTCCAAGTACCTCGAAAGCTACAACTATCAGCAGCCCTTCCGGGCCTCTCAAATTACTTCCTGCCTGCCAAAAATTTATGCAAATTATCGTTAATTTTTGAAATGGCCAGCGCGAACGCTAAAACTAATAAACTACTAACACCAATACCGACACCAATAGCCACATCGCCTTCTTTTGCTAAAAATACTCCGCCTGCAATACATAACAAGCTATAGACCCACGCAGCGAAGCACAGAAAATCAGATGAACCAGGAGTAACATCATCACTTGAAGGCTCAACAATAGTTATCCGAGCTCTTTCAAATATGTCGATAAGTTTTACCAAGTGCTGCTGCACTTCCCCGTCCTTTTTTACAAGGTATCGAACATCATTAAAGCTAAGCCCAAAGTAGGAATCGTCGACGTCTGACACTTCACATTTTGCAAGCTCAATACTCACAGTGCCGTTAGTCAGATCGCCATTGCGTAGTTGGTAAGTATCTGAACCTGGCAGTAAATCGCTATCAATAGTGACTTTTATACCTTTCCAAGCTTGCCCTTCGCTTTGCCAGGTAGTTAGCTGTTTGTAGGTAAGCTCATACTCAAAGACTTTTGAAATAACCAATTCATCAGCATCAATAAATTTAATTTGTTTGCTTGTTATATCCCACTGCAGCTTATAATCCCAAGGGTAAAATACCGTACCTTTGGTCTTATTTATTAGCACGCCGTTACTAATAATCCAGCTCATTACTACCTCCTTTAACACTAACCTATTAACTGCATATCCCGCATTTTAGAAACTGACTTTTGCATTAAGAACATGACAGCAAGCCAGGTTAATACGAAGGTGATTATAAAAAACGTATCGCCGCTCCCACCCATAACCGCGGCAGGTTGGTAAATAAGTGTTAGCGGTATAAAAAATTCAACTATAAGCACAGCCATTAAAAACTTTATAAGTTTAAGCCAATTGTCACGATCTGCAGGGAGGTAAGGCGCTTCAATAATTTTGGTCATTACGTAATAACTTGCACCACCAAGTGTTACCACCAGCGTGAACATAACGTAAGAAAGAAACAGGTCATCTAACCGAAGAAAATATGCGGAGTTGCCAGGGTTAACAGGCCAAGCTGTTACGTATGCAAAAAACCACAGAAAAAAGCAGGAGGCTAGAGCCCAAATTGAAGCAGCAATATATTTAATCATAAGAGTTCCTTTCTTATAGTACAGATTTGACCATGCCAAGCTTATTGCTTATTTTCAATACAAAAATGCCAGTAAAGTACAATATTTAAGCAAAAACATTGAAATATCATCTTTTTGTCAGAAAAAAACAAATAGTCTCAAGTTCATGGGATCTGGCTTTGATGTATGTTGTGGTAGAGTTTTTCTGTGCAATAACGCAGTGGAGTACGGTGAATGAGCATTGAAAGTTTAAGCGGTATGCCTTACCAACCAGGTACCGCAAACCAAACGACACAAAGCGGCGGTGTTACCCCTTTAGGCAGTGGTAACGGCAATGACCCGCCTACATCAACTGCAGCTAATACCTCTGATACAGTAACAATATCTGCAGAAGCAACCACGTTGCTTGAGGCTGAAGAAGGCGCGCCTTTACAACCGCTTGGCAGTGGTAGCGGAAACGTTTACCCAACACCGCCCGCACCTCTTGGCAGCGGCAATGGCAATGATCCGCCGAAGAGCGAGTGACTTAAAGCGTAATGGAATATTCATACTTTCTGTTGCAGGTCGGAAACTATACGTGGCTGGCCTACATTTTAGCGTTTGTTGTAGTGTTCAAACTGGAACTTGCAGACCGCTCCTATTGTTTCGGAGCTGCGGTTTTAATTGTTTCGAACCTAATTATGCAGGTCGTTGAACCAGGTCTAATTGCATTGTCGCCGTATCACAAGGAATTAGTCAGGCAGCTATGGTACCCAACGTGGGCAAGCTTTGCTCTGGTAAGTATTTATTCAATTAACTTATTACATAAAAAAACGTACTGCAGCATTAGTTTTGTTTCAAAAAGCATCGTCTTCGCGTTCTGCGCTTTAGGCTTGTTGCAATTCCTAAGATACTTTGACTATCTGGTACTACAAACAAATGCTTTAGCAATTCTTTACCGCTATGGTGTAAATGCAATCAATATTGGTGCAGTGTTCATACTATTAGCTCCGATATTTGCCGCTTTAAAACAGAAACTAAAGGCGAAAACAAGGACGAAAAGAGCATGATTAGCTTAGGAATGACGGTTTTACTCGCCCTGATTTTTTACAGTGCAATTAAAACTATCCACCTGCAGTATCCGGCTAGCTCAGAACAAAACGCACACTTACTTGCACGGGCGCAATACCTGGCCCAGTGGAAACAAACAATAGACAAAATGCCAGAAGGCTTTGAAAAACTTGATGCTCAACGCGACTGGTTTAGAGAAGTAGACCAACTACTGGCTATTACTAAACCTGCAAATGTCTCCAACTCAAATATTGTACACTTATACAAACTTAGGCATTAAGCTTGCTTTGATGTGGCTTCAACATTGCTTTCCAGAGCCTCTGAATGCCCAGCACTCTTACGAAGTTGACGCATAAACATCATTACCAGCATGTTGTATGTGTCTTTATCATAGATATTAACTGCTTTGATCTTGTCCGCCTCCCTTAGTAAAACCTTAAACGCATGTTCAGCCTGACTTTCTAAGTAATGGTTTGCTGGCTTTGGTTCCCTATTACCGGTTATTACATAGTTTACATTCACGCCAATGTTTGCAATTGCTTCTAAATATTTACAGTCAGGAGAACGATCACCGTTCTCATAATTGACCTGCGCCCGTCTTTGAACTCCTCCAATATCTGCAAAATCTTGCTGATTGAAGCCCAAGCGCAAACGCTCTTCTTTGAGACGCTCAAAAAAAGTGCTCATATGAACTCACTTTGTATTGACATGTGCACGCACGTGCACAATAATCAACTTGCACTAACACTAAAGCAGCGCTGCAACGCTGCTTAACCATACCTAACTATAACCAGAGGTTATCTTATGGAAGCCGACGCCATTAAACAAGCCTTACACGACAAGGGTTTTACCTTTGCCATGATTGGTGAGGCATTAAACATCAACTCCAATGTAGTAAGCGGTGTTTGTTATCGCCGCACCACGTCTAAACAAGTTGCTGAAGCCGTCGCTAAAGCCTTAGGCAAATCTGTTTCCGATGTATTCCCCGATGTTGAAAGCTACCAACGCCCACGGTTACCCCGTGGCAGTGCGCGTGTGGCTAAGCAAGCCGAGTTGCAACAGCTACTGGCCTCATAAGGCGCGAACAGCCAGTTCAACACAGCATCATTTAAGTTTAGGGAACTGCACGGAGCAGACTTATGCAACACACAATAATGAATCCATCCCAGCAACTGCCTGAGGGTTGTGTCTTCACTATAAAGCAACACACCAACCCACCAGCTGCGGCTACTGGGGCTAAGCAGCAGCAAAGCGTTAACCAGAATGCGTACCTGGCCAATATCAATTTTATCGGCTGGCCGCCATTCGATTACCAGGGGCAAACCCAGCCAGATTATCAGCTGTTCAGTTACATCCAGTTCGTTCGGGTTTGGCCTGCAAATAACGTATTCGTGTTGTTTCATAGCGATACCACCATGTTGTTTGATGGCACCAGCGTAGGTGGTTTTGCTATTCCAAACACCTGTTTTTATTCGAGCAGCTACCAAGTGAGGGCATTCCAATGAGCCGCAAAAATTGGAATCAGCTGGTGCCACGTTCGCTTACCGAAAGCTTGCAGCTTTGCAAAGAGTTTGCCATGGCCAACAAGCAAATGAGCGTGCCGCGCATTGCCGACCGCATAGGCACCTCCCCCGACATGCTTTACAAGCACTTAGGCGGCGCCACCATGCCAGCTTATATGCTTATCCCTTACATGGAAGCATGCAACCGGGCATACCCACTGCATTACATGGCCCACAGCCTTAATTACCTGCTGGTACCCATGCCTAGGGGCCGCAAAGCCGCACATAAAACGCTTATTCAGCTAAGCCAGTTTTGTAACGCCGTTATGGGCCAGTTGCTGGCATTGGAAAGCGGCGAATGCCAACCGCAAGACGTTACCGACCAGCTAACCCTGTTAATGGAAAACCTGGCATACCACCGGCTGGAAGCACAAAAGTACGACCAACCCGAACTGGACCTATTCCCGGAGCGCGCCGATGTCTGAAACAAAGTATTTATCTAACCAAATTTGCCGCGTGTTGCGCCTGCAAAAAGTGCTGGCTGGCCACGAAAACACTGGCTTAACCATTAGCGAAATTGCCAACAAGCTGGATACCACTGCCAGCCAGATACTGCGTGATTTAGCCAACCTGCAAAATGAAGGTTTTGCCGAACGGTGCCCGTGGGACGACAACCGCTGGCGGCTTGGTATAGCACTGGCACAGATCAGCAACAAGGTACGCATAAATCTGGATCAGGCCCAGCTGCAACTGCAGCAAGACATTACTAACTACAGCAAGGTGTTTTAAGGGGCCGCCATGAACTACGAAGCAGAAGAAGCAATGGCAGAAGCTGATGCGGAATTACTCGCAGAAGAAGTGGCCACTAAACCAACCAAAGCAGAACAGCGCTGGCAGAACAACCAGGCAAACAAAACACAGGTGCAGCTAATGAGCAGTAATAACCACGATACCGCGCTAAGCCATGAGCAGCAGAAGGCTGTGATCCAAACCAAAGAAGTGGTTGCGCAAATGGAAGAAGTCATGCGCGAAATCGGCCAGATTGAAGCGTTCGATTTTATCAATAAACTGACAACCGTTAGCAGTTTGAAGATCCTGCAAAAAATCAAGGAAACTAAGAGTTTCAAGGGTTTAACCTACAACGATCAAAATGGGGATCTGCTAACCGTTAGCAGTTGGGATGAATTCTGCACCCATAAGCTTCATACCCCAAGGGTCACAATTGACAACCGCCTTATAAACCTTAATCAGCTTGGCGAAGAATTCTTTGAAGCCAGCCAAAAAATCGGCCTGGGCTACCGTGAGCTGCGCAAGCTGCGCCAGTTACCAGCCGACCAACAGCAATTGGTAATTGAAAACGAAGCGGTAGAGTTGGGCGATAAAGACGCGCTGCGCGAGTTGATAGACGATTTAAACGCCAAACACCTGCAGGAACTAAAAGCAGCCAAAGGCGAAAAAGCCGAGCTGGAACAACAGTTAAAAATAGCCCGCCAAATGCGCGACGAAGCCCAAAGCGAGGCCAATAAACATAAAGAGGAACTTGCCAACCGTAAGTTTAACCCCGACAGCTGGAAGCGCGATGTAAGCCAAGTGGTTACCGATATTGCCACGCTAGAAGGCACCATTTTGCAGGCCCTGAATAAACTGGCCACCTTGCGCAACAAAATTGCAGAAAGCGACACTGACGACGTGTTTGCCAAAGACACCGCCACCTACCACGCTGCCATGGAATATATGTGCGGTGTTATGTACCACACCAGCCGCTGCCTGGCAGAAGACACCGCGCTGTTTTGGCAAGACAGCGATTTAATGTTTGCTGCCTACACCGACAAAGCCCGCCCGGCCCTGGCCGTACTGGAGCAACTGGCCGCCGACGCCAGACAAGGTAGCGGGGAGTAAGCCATGCTGGAACTAAATGCCGAGGCCGCAAATACAGAGCTACTGGTTCGTTATGCTCAGCGTTTAGAGCAGGCCAAACATGGTGAAAAAGGCGCTATTTTGGCCGAGGTAGAAAGCTTTTTAGGCTGGAAAACCGATAAGTTTTACCGCGAGTTGAAAAAAATTGGCTGGAGCAGTGGCAATAAACGCCGCTGTGACGCTGGCAGCACCAGCCTGGCGGATGAGGTTATTGAAAAAGTAGCGGCGCTGTCTGCTATTGGTAACCGTGCCAATGGCAAACAAATTGCCAAAATACCCACTATTCGCAGTGTGCTCAGCCAAAGTGGCGTTAACTTTAACGTTAGCAACAGCCAGCTGCGGGCCGTGTTAAAAGACCGCGGCGCTACGGCTAAACAACTGGCAGCACCTACTGCACCAGTAGGGCTGGCCAGCCTCTACCCTAACCATGTGCACCAGACTGACCCGTCCTTGTGTTTACTGTATTACCCGCCTGGCGGCAAAGGCCAGATGCAGCGTTATCGTAACGACGATGACTTTTATAAAAACAAACCGCAGAACTTTGAGAAGCACCCTAACTTACGTGTGTGGCGCTATGTACTAACCGACCATGCCAGCGGCGCTATTCGGTTTAGGTACTTTGAGGCCGCTGGCGAAAGCACTAAAACCCTGTACGAGTTTTTGCTATGGGCCTGGGGGCTGCACAACGACCCTAACTGCCCCATGCGCGGCCTACCTGAATATTTAATGATGGATAAAGGCAGCGCCAATACCAGCACCCCCATTAAGCGCGCGCTGCGCCAATTGGGTGTAGAGGTATTAGACCATGCAGCTAAAAATGCCCGTGCCAAAGGGCAGGTAGAAAACGCCAATAACCTGGTAGAGCTTTTGTTTGAAAGCCGCCTGCTGCTGGAGCCGGTAACCAGCACGGCAGAACTAAACCAGCGTGCTGAGGCATTTCAAAACGCTTATAACGCTAACCAACTACCGGAATACGACGCCAAACACCGCCGCCATAAAATGGCTAGGTACGAGTGCTGGCTAAAAATAAAGCAGCACCAGAACAAACTACGCGAACTGCCACCCATTGAAGTTTGCCAGTGGCTGCTAACTGCTAAGCCGGAAACACGCAAAGTTACCGGCATGAAAATTACGGCAGTGCACCCACGCACTAAGCAACGCCATAGCTACGACTTAACCGGTTTAGTAGGCATTTATGACGGCCTTGAGGTGTTAATAACGCCAATGGTGTTAAGTGAAAACGCTGAGATGTTGGTGTACTGCACCTTTAAAGGTGAGCAGCAAGTACACCAGGTGCAGCCATTAAGCCAAAACGAGTACGGCTTTTACGAAACTGACGCCGTTATTGCGCAAGAGTACAAACAAAAACCTGACACCCACGTTGATGTGCTGCGCAAGCAAGCGCTGCGCACTGCCTACCCCAATATGACAGACGAGGAAATTAAAAAAGCCAAGCAGAAAAAAGCGGTGCCCATGAATGGCGAACTTGACGCACTAAGCCACTTAATGCACCTGTACACACCAACCTATATGCCAATAGCTGGCGAGCAGGTACAAACTGACTTTACGTCACCCTCTGCAGTTAAAGCGCTAACCGGCATTGCTCTTAAAGCGGCTGTATTGGCAAAGCTTAACCGTGTACTTACCCCTGAAGAAAGCGCCTGGCTAAATGCAGCAGGAACCATTAACGAAACAGACCTAACCGCAACGTTGGAACGCATGAGCCGTGAGCTTACTGCACGCCCTGCGCTGCGCGCAGTTTAAGGAGGCAAACCAATGGCAAAACCCAACGAGCATAAGCAGGTAGTAATAGAGCGTGATTGGAAAATACGCTTTGGCCGCATGCTCGCTAATAAAGGCTTAAGCCAGGCATGTGTAGTGGCATGGTTGGAAGATCATTGCGGCGTAAAAATTAGCACTGCAACACTTAACCTGATCATCAAACACAGCCAGTGGCCGAAGAAAAAGCAAGAAGACATACACACGGCTTTACAACGCTTTGCAGTAGAAAACAGCTTAGTTGCAGCCAGCCAGGCGCATCTGATTTTTTTAGATGACCCCAGCGACAGTGCCATTACGGCAGGTGCCAAGTGGCGCGCACTCTATAAAGCGCGCAGTTACCAGGCGCAATTTGAAGAAGATCTTAACGGACGTGTGTTAACCCAATTACCGGAGCCAGAAATGCTAACCCAACAAACTAAAAAATTCTTCGGGCTGTTTAACGACCCATTTGAAAACGAAATTTACAGCATGGATCAGGTGTATATGAGCCAAAGCCACTTGTATGCGGTGGAGCACATGATCCAGGCCGCACGCATGGGCAGCATGCTGTGTATTTATGCCGACTGTGGCGCGGGTAAAACCACCGTGCGCCGGGTATTTAACGAACGTATTAACCGTGACCACCCAGAAGTACGCATTATAGAGCCTGCCCGGATAGACCGCAGTGAAATTGGTGCCAACACCATTTCTGAAGCCATTATGCGTGAGCTACAAATTACCAAACGGCCTAAAAGCTCGGAAGACCGCGATGCCATTATTCGCAACGTGCTGACACAAAGCTACAAAGCCGGTAACCGCCATGTTTTAGTGGTAGACGAAGCCCACGATTTACCCGACGAAGTAATAAAGCAGCTAAAGCGTATTTGGGAACTGGCCGACGGTTTTACCAAATTTATTGGCATTATTTTGATTGCTCAAAATGAAATGGAAAAGAAACTTAAAAACCATTTTATCCGTGAGTTTACCTACCGTGCTACCCAACTGGTTATTGAGCCTTTGGGTAATGAGTTACGCGACTATGTAGCATTAAAGCTTAAGTCTGTTCATAAGAACCCGGCCGACCTGCTTACCGACGACGCCTACTCCGCAATGCAAACCCTACTTACGGGTACCCGCCGCTTTGGTGCCAACACCGGCAAGGCCGATGAAATGGTGGATATGAGCTACCCGCTTAACGTGAACACCCTGATGAAAAACGCGCTGAATTTAGCCGCGAGCCTGGGCGAAACAAAAATTAGCGGCGAGTTAGTTATGCAAATAAGGAGAGGCGCATGAACCTGCTGAGATTCGCAGATTTACACCCTGCCGTGGTGTGTTTACCCAGCGATAAGTTTGCTTTGGTGGCCACAGTTGCTGCTGATACGGCCATACAAGTAGCGGAGCTGCCTGATGGTGTATTCCCCAATACAGACGATACCGCAATTATTTGGGATGCATGGCTATTAAACGGCATGAAACCCTTAACCAAAACCGAAATAACTAACTTACTAACCGAGGTAGCAGCATGAAAACAGAACACGATATTCCGCCAGGCTGGAAAATGGACGGCGAAGGCCGGCTGGTGAAAGAGGCCAACATTAGCGAACAACATTTGGAAGAAGATGCGCTTGTTAATCAGTTTATGGCGCAAGCCACTGCCGTGCATACCGCCATGCAACAGCTTAAAACCGTGCTTACACAAACTTCCGATGCCTTTATAGCCAAGTTGGTAAAGGAATATGGCGTTAAACGGCTGGAAAAAATTAAAGGTAACGTGGACTTTTTCAGCTTTAACCGGCAATACCGCATTAGCCGCCGTGTGCAAGACACTATTAAGGTCAATGCCCGCATTGAAGCCGCCCGCCAGCTGTTTGACCAATACATTAACGTGGTAACGCAAGACCTGGCAGACGATGGCGTAAAGGTGCTGATTAACCGCGCCTTTAAACCTGCAAAGACCAATGAATTCAGCGTTAGCAAGCTGGTGCAGTTGCTTAACGTTGAAATTAACCACCCGCTGTTTCGCCAGGCTGTAGAGGCGCTGCGAGACGCGTTGGAAACCGACACCAGCTGTGTTTATTACAACTTTTACCAGCGTAACCCGCAAGGCGTTTACGAGCTGTTAAGCCTGCGCTTTAGTGATGTGCCTGCGTTGCCGGCAATGCCGGTACCAGAACAGGCCAAGGCGGGTTAACCATGGCATACCAGGTGTTAGTAAACGGCGCTTTGCTGCTGCAAACGCCTGACAACGAGCAAGCAAAGCAGTGCTACAGCAACTCTGTAGCCCGCTACCCTGCGCACGATGTGAAGTTAGTAGAAGTAACCGTGCTGAGCAACCGCCCTGCACACCAATCCCAAACCGTCCATTAAGGAAATAGTATGAATAAAGCAGAGTTAGTTATAGCAGTAGCCGCACAAGCAGACTTACCTAAAGCCCACGCTGAGCGCGCGGTAACTGCATTTTTAGACACCGTTAGCACCGAGCTTAAAAACGGCAATACGGTAAACCTTACCGGCTTTGGCCAGTTTAGTACCAAGGTTACCCAGCCACGCACTGGCCGCAACCCCCAGACAGGCGAAACCATGCAAATTGCCGCCGGCATCAAGCCGGTTTTTAAACCAGGTAAAGCGTTAAAAGACGCTGTTAAGTAATCCACAACTACGGAGGCGGGGCCATACGGCCCCGACATAACCATGAGTACACCAGAGCAAACCATCTTAGGCATTTTGCAAGACCAGGAAGATCCATTAAATAAAACGGAGTTAGAAGACCTCACTGGCTTTACACAAACCGAAGTACTTAAAGCCCTGGGCGAACTTAGCAAACACCACAGCATTATTAAAACCATTGCTGGCTACAAGCTGGCAACTGAAGACGCAGCGCTCACCAATGTTGTAAGGCAAAGCGACGAACTGCGCCAGTTACTTACCTTTTTTACCCGCCATAACAAAGCGTTTTTGCCCAAAGCACTACGTGAAGAACTGGGTTGGGATAAACGCTACACCACTGAAATGCTGCACAAATGCAAACAAAGTGGCCTTGTGATACCCAAAAACAATGGAGTGTATTACCTGTCACCAGCTGGCGTGCAGTACGTTATTAAGCACTACCCTGATGTTGAGGTTAAAGCCTTTGTGCTAGATAAAGCCAAAGAGCAGGCTGCGCAGTTTCAAATTGTGGCGCCGCACGTTAAAGCCGCTAAAGAGCAGCAGAACCAGACCGCAGCACAAGCAAAACTACAGCCACACCCGGCAATTGCTCAGGCTCGCAGTATTTCGACCATGTTAAAGCTGGCTGAATTACCTACAAACAAACTGCCACAGTTAACTGAGGTACCGGTAAAAATTCAGGTGCTGGACGAGCTGGCACTGTGTTTTGGTAACGATGTACAGATTCAGCTGCAGCAGTTAAGTGGCTTTTTACGGGAGTATGCCCGTGGATAAGCCAGCTTTTCACAGTAAAAAACAACTAATCCAGCTGCTGCATGTAGCACGCGCCAAGCTAAATATGGATGAGCACGTATACCGGCAAAACCTGCAAGCCTGGTGCGGTAAAACAAGTTCTAAAGATATGTCGGTACCAGAGCTGGAAAAGGCAATGGCAGGCATGAAACGGCTGGGGTTTACACCGGTCCCCAAAGCTAAAGACAAATCAGCTAAAAAACCACTTCAGCAGGATCAGCTTAAAAAGTTGGGCCAGGTGTGGACGCAAATGGCCTCCCAAGGGCTGATAAACAACGCAGGCTATACCGCATTGGAGCAGTGGTCCATTGAGCAAAGCCGACACTTAAACAATGGTGCCGCCATTCAAAAGTTGGAATGGATGGCGGACATTGCCGGGCCCTTGATTGAGCAACTAAAGCGCTGGCACCGCCGGTTAATGCTCAAACAACTTGGCGAGCCGCATTCCAAAGCCAGTTATAACGACGTACTGCACTGGTACCAAAAGCAATTTGACTGTAACGAGGGGGCATAGACCATGGCTAAGCCGGACGAAAAGCTAGCAACATTCCTAGCTGATCTTTTTGCTCAAACTGCAATGCTGCTTAAACAAGAGCTAAAGCTGGCTGACGAACAGGCTGAAGCAATAGGTTACAAACTGGCTGACACTATCCGGCAAACCCATGGCGGCGGCAATATCTACGTTCCTAAAGGGGTTAGCATGGATAGAGCACTAAAACAGCACGGCATTATTAAAGACTTTCGCGGATCTAATCATGCAGAACTGGCCAAAAAATATGATTGCAGCGATGTCTATGTGTATCAGGTCATGCGCGCTTATACCCTCGCCACCCGCAAAACACTACAACCAGGACTCTTCTCAGATGATGAAAACAACTAAAGCCTATGAGCTACACCGTTTGTCTGTAGTGAAAAGCATGCTAGCAGAGCAGCTACACCAGGCTGAGACTGAACAAGAACGCGATGCCTTGAAGCTGCAATTAGACCAAGCTAACGAAGACCTGCGCAAACTGCATAGCCCCAATGGCGACCCGGTAGTGAGTGAACACGCCATAATACGCTGGTTAGAACGGGTTAAGGGCATAGACCTAAACGAAATACGAGCTGAAATACTCGATGGCCGCAGTGCTCAAATCCGCCAATTAGGTAGTTGTAATTTCAAACTGCCCAACGGCATGAAAATGGTAGTTCGTGGGCATGTGGTGGTAACTATTTTAGATAAAACAAACTAAGTATTTTTAAAAGATAATATCTGGATCTACGCTGAAGTAACTGGCATATTCAATTTTGTATATGATTTTCATACAAGGATGAATCATGCCAGAGCGCGGAATAATAATCGCCCCACCTTTTACAATGAATGGCTCTGTGTGCAGCTTGAACGGATCAATTTCCCCAGAAAGCTTCCGTCAATACCTGTTGTATTGGGACAAAATTGAGCTTCCGCAGAACAATATCATTAATACTGGCGAAGACGAATTGCCTGAGGTTAAATTTTTAACTCAAGAAGGAATTCTAACCAGAACGCTCGTAAGTTATAACGGCTTCAGCGGGAACATAGGCAATGTTTTCATACAATCCCAACACACTGTATTAACAGAACTAAATCAGCAAGCCCCGGGATGTTGGTCAATTGCGCAATCAGCAAAAGAAATATATATCCCAGGACAAACCGAAACCAACAATCGACGCTTAGAAGTTGAGTTGTATTCAGCACTCCCCGTTCCGGTTCCAGAAGTGCCGTTAGAAGAGATACTGCGTTTCAAAGAAGACAGAAACGCTGAACTTATTGCATTTAGAGGGACAATGGATGGCGTCTATGAACAAGTACTGTCTTCATCTGACATTCCTCGGGCCAAAATCAAAGCCATAGCAGATTTGGAAAAAAGTTTAAGTGACTTAAATAAAGTTTTCACTGAAAAATGGTACGACCGATTTATTTCCACATTGAAGGTTGAAATAAATATTCCCAACCTTGTTGCAGGTGGTTTTCTCGGTATGGCTGCTGGCAGCCAGTTTGGTATTGACGCATCTATATCGTCAGCTATTGGTGCTGCTTCAACAGCTTTAAAATTTGATTTAGGATTAGGCCGGCGCGAAATCCCAAAAAATCTGAGGGAATACGCCTACTTACATAGCATAACGTCGAGATTATCGTAATAAATGAAGCCCAGATTGTCTGGGCTTTATTTTAACGATTACACAATGCATATATCGTCACGACACCGACAACGCTGGCGATACCCAGCCCTGTAAGCCCGAGTTCAAAAAACATCGTAATAATTCCACACGAAAACACTAAGCCGCAAATTTTATTAAGCATATTTTTCTCCAGTTTTTTATATGCGAAAAAAGTTTACTACGATATGCACTTAGCCAAATTTGGTAGACACTGGTATTTTCAGGGGGCTGTGTGAATAGTTAGGATCTGAGAGCATCAGACTGAATTGAGTTTGTTGAAAGATCGTTTACTTCAGGCATCATCATTTTGTGTGTTTAATTGAAGGATGAAGATATGAAGTTAAAAATTGAAATACAACAAGCTAATAAGGGTGAATACCTATTTTCACCATTTGCCACGATATTAGTGGAGTCATCAAGTATAGATATAGACGGTAATCGTTGTATATCACCACAGTGCAACACTGAGAGAGAATTAGAGTTTTATGTGAAACGGATTAAACAAGAACTGGATACAGAGCTTAGCAAAATTATTAAACGACAAGTGCTGCCAAAATAGATTTCACATTCTGAAACTACATTTCAAATGCTGGTATACGCTATCCCATGAGGGTATACCAGGCTACATAACTTTTCGCAGAACTACCGGTATACTTTTCTTACTCACTAACAGCATAAAAAAACCCCGCTCGATGAGCGGGGCTTCGTATTAGGA